GGTGGTGGTAAGGATCTGATGACCAAGATTCAGGAGATGACTCCTGAGAAGCGGCAAAGATTCTTGGGTGGGGTTATAAGCTCCCTTAAGACAGCAATGAAGGAGAGTGAAGATGAATGATGCTGAACTAATTGAGAGAAAGGCGAACAGACTTCGCCTAGTAGGTTTGGAGGGCACAAGGATAACGATTGAGAAGAACCAGAAGTATGGTGACGCAGTTCGTAAGACCCTGGGTGTCCTTCAGGAACTCTACCCAGATGGCATCCAGCCTAACCAGTACTCAGATCTCTTACTCTTGGTCCGTGTTCTTGACAAACTTATCCGTATCGCTAGCTATACCCCTGACCGTAGAGCAGCAGATGACGAAAGTCCCTGGGCTGACGTGAGGGGATATGGCATCCTTGGCGAAGAGAAAGACTTAGACCCTAAGGAAACAGGGTTAGAGCCTGGGGAGTATGAAATCTAATGTTACAAACCATCCTACTTACGAGTGCGGCCTTGTTGGTAATCAATATCGTTTTTTGGTTTATAGCCATTCGTGTTTTCAGCATGATTTACCAGGATAAGTTCGATATGGTCGTAAAGATCATCCATGAAGGTATGGCTGAGCGGGATGCCAAGCTACGAGTAATTCAGGCCATGTTGAGTAAGGCGTTTGTAACGGATACGAGGTTGTTTGACATCTTGATGGAAGAGAGCGAAGGTGGTTCGTCGCTGCCGGAGGAGACAGTTAATGAACGTGAAGAAGAGAATCAAGGATGAGCTAGACAAGCTCATAGTTATTGTAGCTACGGCTTACAATGAACTTATAACCGAGGATATCCCAGACAGAAGATTCGAAGAAACGGTTGACGTAGTTTCTAAAGCGAAGGATCAAGCCGAAGAAAACTTTGTCTCGTTAGCTAATGACATTGTAGTGGAGACTGTTCTCGCTACTGAAGAGGCGGCAAAGAAAAAGTCTGACCGCCTGAGTAAGCTTGTTCCAGGTATAACTATTCCCCAAGAAAGCCCCCCTGAGGTGGCGGAAATCCCCGTAGCCCCCATTAGGCCCGCTGCTAAATTGGAGGGGCCTGCTATGCCTCTCCCGCGTGATGTGAGTGGGAACTTGGAAGGTATGCCGCCGAACATGCACCAATTGGTGGAACAAGCGGAGGCTGTGGCTACCCAAAGCATGAGTGGTGGGGTTCTTGACGGCGGAATGGGAGTGGATATAGACCCCAACGTTAAGGTAAACCATGACCTGGGTATGACGGTAGCGGAAGAGAATCGTGCGAAGGCCGGTCTTCCTATAAAGATTAACCGGCCTACTATCCATGTGACTGGTAAACCCCTTAATATGAACCCCGTTCCGGCACCGACTGCTGCTTCGGCTACGCCGAAGGCAGCGACCCCCTATGAAGAAGCTCTAAAAAAGATAGGTCGCTTAGCTGCTGAACACTCTGATAGTGATAATGAGGAACTAGCAAAATTTGCTTTCAAAGTACTCACCGTTGTTGAGGTGACTCTTGGGGTAAATTTTACAGAAGCTCCGGGGGAGGCGGAAAATGTTTGAAGAGTACCCCACCTTTGGGGTTTTGGTCACACTTAAAGTCTATCTTATTGGAGGACATACGCTGGAAGTAACGGATGCTTTTCGGGCACGGAACGAACAAGAAGCTCGTAATATGGCGATAAATATCTTTATAACGGGCAATGGAATGATCATGTATGGGGTCGCAGCGATTGTTTTGGATGCTGTTGCTGCCATTGAAGTTGTAGGTACCACCTTTATTAATCTAGATGACCCGGCGAATGAGCACTGGTTACGAGCAATAGAAGTTTTTGAGAACTTTATGGAATCCCAAGATGTTGCACAAGAAGAAGACAGACCTGTCGCGGCTCTTACCGGATTTGGGCACGAGTGAGCTAACTGGAGCAGATGACGAACTTGTTGCAGAATTAATGGATCTCATTTCGGCAACGGGAAGTACTGATATCCTAGATGATATCTTCCTTTTAGATTACAATAGCACTCCGGTAACCCCCGAAGAGTTCCTGAACTCCCGATTTTATATGGGACCGTTCGTAGATGCCCTGTACCCCAAGTGGAAACAGGAGCTTTTGTATGTTTTGGACCCAGCTAATCAGATCAACGAGTGGGTGTTGTATGGGTCTATTGGTACTGGAAAGACCTCAGCAGCTTGCGTTGCTCAGTTCTACAAGCTCTACTGGCTTACGTGCATGAAATCCCCCCAGAAGGTGTTTGGCTTGGCCGAGCACTTTCCCGTGTATCTGGCCTTCTTCTCTGTTACGAAGGGTAAGGCCGAGGACGCGATCAGTAACAAGTTCGAGAGTCTACTGAACATGTCCCCTTATTTCCGTGAAGCCCTACAGAAGAACCCCCGTAGAGTCTTTCTCCAGGGTGCAGCCAACCTGTTTGGCTCAGGGTATAAGGAACACCCCAAGAAAGACGATCTATTTGAGCTTGTGCTCCCCCATAACCTTCACCTCCTATTCGGGTCTCAAACGCAGCACGCGCTATCTCTTGACGTTTTCTCAGCTACTTTGGATGAGATGAACTTCCGTGGTAAGAAGTCGATTAAAGAAGCCGATGATGAGAACAGTGCCCAAGCTCTGTACCATCAGGTGCGTACTCGTATTGAATCCCGTTTCCAAAACGCGGGGTACAACCCTGGGTTGGTTATCAACATTTCGTCCGCTCGGGCGTCTGACTCCTTCGTTGAGCAGCGGATTGAGGAAGTTCGTGCCCGTGGGCTTAAGAACGTTCATATCTCCGATTTTGCTCTGTGGGATGTAAAACCGGGAAGATATGGGGATAAGTTCTTCAAGGTATTCGTTGGGGCCGGGTTTAGGTCTTCTCGTATTCTGGAAGAAGAGGAAACAGTCAAGGACATGCTCATAGGTGAGAAGATCATTGATGTCCCAGAAACGTTCCGGGAATCTTTTGAGACCGGTTTGGATACGGCTATCCGAGATCTGGGTGGAGTGGCTACAGCCGCTATTAGTAAGCTGTTTAAACAACGCGAAGTTATACCGAAAGCGAACGGGAAATACACCAACCCGGTTCAGCCGGAGACTATTGAGATCGGGATGAAGAATGGTCTTGAGGTTTCGGATTTCTTTGATATTGACGAAATCAGTCGGTATGATAACGTTCAACGGCATTTGAACAACCATCCGAGAGCAGGCCGGTTTGTCCATGTTGACTTGGCGAGGAATGCAGACTGTGTGGGTATTACTTGCCTGTCTATCCCCTATTACTACAAGAAAACCCTACCTCATTACGACAACAATAAAGAGAAGGTCACGCTTCAGTTGCCTTTTGTTTTTGTGGACTTTTTCTGCCGGATCAAAGCACCAAAACTCGATGAGATCTCGTTTGAGAAAGTTCGACAATTTATTGTATGGTTACGGGATAATGCCGGGTATAACATTGTACGAGTGTCTTATGACTCCTGGCAGTCAGTCCATTCGATTCAGTTGTTGCAGGAGAATGGTTTTGAGGTAGAAACCATCTCGGTGGATAAAACGGATGAGCCGTATATGGATCTTTTGAACGCTTTTAATGAACATCGGATTATGAAGCCTCCGCATTCCTTTGTGGATGAGGAGCTTCGTAAATTGGATCACGACATCACTGCCGCTCGGGGAGCAGTGGATCACCCCCGGAATGGCTCTAAAGACGTTGCGGATTCTTTGGCTGGCGCGTACTACAACGCCCTGACATATATCCACAAAAATGGTTTCGGTGCAATCGGGGCACAACAGGTACAGGAAAATGTTCTTCCTGGTTTGTTTGCCCAGCACCCGAAAATGGCTAAAGCTGCCAAGCTTTCTAAAGAGCTTGGCTTCGATGAACCGGTTACGTTGGAATCCGGGTATGACGGTAGGTTCTATGGTAAATCCCGGATTGCCGTAAGATAAGATAAACCTTGCTTTATTAACATGATTGACGGAGGTCTACTATGAGCTTTTTTGAAGAGGTTGACAGACATATTGATAACATGTTGTCCGAGGGTGTTCTCCCGGATTCAGAAGAAATTATTGAAATGGAAGTTGGCCCGGTTATGCACGATGGACAGGTACCTGGACAACAGCTACCCCCGCAGCGCAGCGGCCCCGAAGGTGGCCCAATTTCTAAGCCTGCGGCTAATTTCCCCTGGATGGGAAACAACCGGGCAGCCGAGCTTTTCCGGGGCGCTTGCATGGGACGCGATTATACCGCTCCCCCATTCAGCAACCAGAATGTTGCTTATCCGCCCCCAATGTTCGGTGGTGCGTCCACTGGTGGTCTGGGAGAGGGCGACATCGACACTGAGAAGGTCGTAGATGCTGTTATTGCTGACTTGAAGGCACTTCAGGACTCTGACGAGTAAGGGGCCGTCAATGGCTTCCTCTTTGAAACGCCTCGCTAAGCAGAGCTTAGCCGGAGCTAAGAAGCGGGTTAGTCTACATCCTTTAACGCCAGAGCAAGCAACACAAGTTGTTTTTACGGTGTTGAACGCTTCTCCGGCTCCCCTACTTCGAGCGGCTCAGAACTCGAAGCAGGGGAAAGGTTTGCCCAGAAACGTAAACGCACATGTGTTTGCTCAAATCATTACCTCAGTTTTAAACGTAAGAAAAGGTAGCGTTTATGCTGCCATTATTACAGCTATAGATGTTGAGAATGCTTTTCATTCAGATAGATTTGCTGTTTCGATTACGAGACTTGGGGTTATGGACGAGATCGCTACGCAACTTATGTCTAATGGGTTCGGCCCTATTGCTGAACTGATTAGAAACAAGGCCCCGTTTTGGTGGGCTGAGATGTCAGCGATGGAGCTAAATACTGTCCGTGGAGAAATGAGTGGGGTTTTTACTAAGATCCTACATAAGTTCACAGAGGATCTTAACGAGGAAGAGATTGACTTGTTGATCGAAGCTTCTGTGATGGATCTCCCTTCTAATTTGTTACCCGGAAAGCTCCAACTTATGCACGGAGCAGCCCAGACGGTTATGGGGTCCAATCAGAGTCAGTACATGAGTGTCATGCGCCGGATTGTGACCAAGCCGAACATCACCCTGCTTAACCCAAATAGCAGCCTGGAAGCCACGTTTGAGACGTACCACCAGCACCTCATGACTGACGTGAGTGCGCTCCAGAAATTGCTCCCTCGGGCATCTTTCGGGGGTAAACGATTGAGTGCGTCCCAGCTACAGCGGATTTTTAGAGATACTCAGTTTACTCGTCGTTTGAAGCAGGCGTTCATGATGGCTTATCAACAGAGTACGCACTCTATCCAACTGGATAAGCTCTATAGGGGGCTTAAGCAGTTTAATGTAAACCATGAACTTGAGCGGGCGGCACGAATTCATGCTAAAGTATCATTGTCTGCTGAAGCCGTGTCCGCAATTACTAGTAGTATTGTCGGACTTTTCTCCGCCTTTGCAGGAGACACGCAAGGTCAATCATTGCCATTTATGGCTTCTATAATCAAGAGGGGATAAGTACATGGCCGAAGTTATAAACAAGCTACGCCAAGGGTTCATCCGGATGACCAAGCTGGATCAAGTGATTCGGCAACAGATGGCGTTGTCTTCCCAGATCGGTGGAATCCAAACACACTTCAGTGCCACTGACGACCTCGTTGGTGACTTGGCGGTTATTGAAGAAACGCTAAGTCAGTTTAATATGATCACTCGTATGCACCGTGAACGCCGGATGCGTTACCGGGATTATGAGGCGATGGATAACTATGGAGACGTTAGTGTTGCCCTGGATATCTATGCTGAGGAGGCTACGCAGAACGATTTGGTGAAAGATACGAATCTCTGGGTAACGGGTGACCCTAAAACTGTGCAGATTCTTGAAGACTTTTTTGAGAAACAACGGATTCGGACAATGGTTCATGGTTTTGCTCGGACCATTGCTAAGTACGGTGATCTGTTTATGTCCGTTAAGTATGATGTTAACGGCATTTCGAGCATCTTGTATCTTCCCCCGGACTACGTTGAACGTATTGGTCT